GATGAAGTGGTATGATGCCGGAGCAGTCTTCCCGGTAAAGCCGATCCTCGCCGCGCAAGTCCACATGCCGATTGAGCTTTTCAAAGTCCATATCTACCGCCCGTAAGAAAGCTCCTCATGTCCGCTCCTGACATCCCTATCACCCCGGCCAAGGCCGTCCAGCTCGGCGCGACCTCCCTCCCGCTGTTCGGCCGCCTCTTCTTCCCGAAGACCTTTCGCCAGGCCTCCCCGGCCTTCCACGAGTCAATCGGCCAGGTTCTCATGTCCGCCCGGCCTGAGTACAGGAACGTCGCGATCGAGGTCTTCCGCGACGGGGCGAAGACCACCCTTCTCCGCACCTACGCCGCTCAGCGGATCGCCTACGGGATCAGCCGGACGATCCTCATCGTCTCGTCCAGCCAGGCCCACTCCATCTACACCGTCCGGTGGCTGAAGAAGCAGATCGAGCGGAACCGGCTCTACTCGGATACCTTCCGGCTCTGTAAGGGGAGTAAGTGGACTGATGAGTTCATCGAGATTGAGCACAGCGCCCTCGACACGCCGATCACGGTTATCGCGCTAGGTATCACAGGTCAGGTCCGAGGGATCAACATCGACGACTACCGACCGGACCTGATCATCTGTGACGATACCTCGACGGACGAGGCAACCGCCTCAGCTGAGCAGCGCGCGAAGCAGACCAATCTCGTTTTCGGAGCCTTGCTCAACTCCCTCGCTCCGGCGACCGAGTGTCCGGAAGCGAAAGCCGTCATCCTCGACACGCCGAAGTCCCCGTTTGACTTGATCGAGAGTTGCGAGAAGGATGAGGACTGGCACTTTCTCCGTTACGGTATCTTCGATGAGAAGGGGGAAAGCCGCTGGCCGGACAGGTACCCGACCACGGAGCTGCTTCGAAAGAAAGCCTCAGAGACTCGGTCCGGTCGCCTGCCGATCTGGATGCGGGAGAAAGAGTGCAAGATCATCTCGACCGAGCTGGCCAGCTTTGACTCGGCGCACTTGCAGTACTGGGACACGCTCCCGAAGAACCCAGTATACCTCCTCGCGATCGACCCCGCTTCGAGCGACAGCAAGGACGCGGATGACAATGTTGTCGCGGCGCTCGCCTTCCTCGCTGGGCGGGTTTATGTCGCTGATTATGTGGCCGAGACTGGCCAGGACCCGGAGATGGTTGGGGTCGCTGTCAGCAAGTTCGCTCGCCTTTACCCGCTCAGCGGTATCGTCGTTGAAACCGTCGCTTACCAAAAGGTCCTCGCGTGGTACCTGGAGCGTTATCTTCGCGCGCAAAGGCTCTTTATCCCTATCTACAAATACGACGATCGGCGAAGGAAAGCTGACCGGATCATCCAGGCCCTCGGTACGATCAGTGGGCTTCATCGGCTGTTCGCTCATTCGACGCAGGCCAAGTTCGTCCAGCAATATACCGAATTCACCCCGGCCGCGAAGCTGCACGACGATGTACTCGACGCGGTTTCGATCGGGGTCTGCTGGGCGCAGGAGCACGAAATCGACTCCTGGATTGAAGGTGAGTTTCACGAAGTTCCCGACGCGTGGAGCAAGTCTCCCGCCTTACTTGATTTCAGGAGTGCGCCTTAATGAGTACTGCACCGCTGGCCGCTGGAGTGAAAGACATTCCGCGCGATTCGAAGCTGCATCAAAAAATCATCGAACAGTTCACGCAGCGCTTGCTCGCCTCGCAGGATGAGCACAGGAAGTCGCGTGAACAAGCTTGGAAAGATGCAGAGGATACCTACTCCGCCTATATTCCCGAGACGGATTACGACGCACTCCGCGCGAAAAAGCGCAAGTCCGGAATGCCGGAGTACACGACGATTACGCTGCCCTATTCCTACGCGATGGCACTCACCGCACATACTTACTACACCAGCGTCTTTCTCGCGCGGAATCCGATTTTCCAGTTTTCCGGTCGGCACGGGGAGAGCCAGACGGCCGAGACCGCGGTCGAGAGTTTGATCGACTATCAACTGAACACCGGTGGGATGCTTCCCGCTCTGTTCATCTGGCTGATGGATCCGGGCAAGTACGGACACGGCATTCTCGGGCACTACTGGGACCGCGAGGAGTTCACAGTCACGGAGATGGTCGAGCAGCCGCGGACGTTGTTCGGGATGCCGATCCCAGGCACGGTGGAAAAGAAGCTCGTCTCGAACAAGGTCGAGGGCTACGCTGGGAATCGGCTGTACAACATCCGGCCGCAGGACTTCTTTCACGACCCCTCAGTCCCGGTGTATCGACTGCAGGAGGGCGAGTACTGCATCGTGTACGATAAGGTCCCCTGGGTCAAGGTGCAGAAAAGAGCCGCTGCCGGGCTGTACTACAACCTGGCGGAGCTCGAGGGGATCACCTCGGATATGCGCGAGATGGGCGGGACGGGGGCGAAAACGCAGCTTCCCGGCCAGGACTTCACCTTCTACGGCTCGCGCGGGAAGCCGACAATGGCAGACATTCATGAGTTCTACTGGGACCTGATTCCCAGTGAGCTCGGCCTCGGCGCGTCCTCCTCGCCGGAGAAGTGGGTCTTCACCATCGGCGCGAAGAAGGTTGTGATCAGCGCCCAGCCTTACGGGATGATGCATAACCAGTACCCGATCGATGTCCTCACGCAGGAGATTGAAGGATACAATGTCTTCAATCGCTCGATGCTGGAAGTTCTCGATCCGCTGAGCAAGACAATGGACTGGCTCTTTAACAGCCATATGTACAACGTCCGGGCCTCGCTGAATAACATGTTCGTAGTCGACCCGAATAAGATCGACGTGAACAGCCTCGCCTCTCCCGAGCCAGGGAAGCTGATCCGGTTGAAGCCTGCAGCTGCAGGAGAGCCGATCGGCTCCTTCTTCCAGCAGCTGAACGTCGCGGACATCACGCATCAGAATATGAATGATCTGCAGTCCGTGTCCGAGCTCGCGCAAAGGACGCTTGGCGTGAATGACAACATCATGGGCTCGGTCAACTCCGGTGGACGGAAAACGGCGACGGAGGTTCGCTCCTCGACCACCTTCGGGATCAATCGACTGAAAACGAATTGCGAGTGGTTCTCGGCGACCGGCTTCGCCCCGCTCGCGATGAAGCTGCTGATGAACACGCAGCAACTGATGTCGGGGGAGAAGCAGTACCGCGTCGTCGGGGATCAGAGGCTGTGGGGCCAGCGTTACATCCCGATCAATCCGCGGGAGATTGCTGGCTTCTACGACTTCGTTCCAGTGGACGGGACCCTGCCAGTGGATCGTTTCGCGCAGGTGAATCTCTGGCAGACCCTGCTCTCGAACATGGCTCGCGTCCCCGGAGCTTTGCAGAACTACGATATCTCGAAGATCTTCGCCTATGTCGCGCAGCTCGGCGGGCTGAAGAACATTGACCGCTTCCGGGTCCAGGTCCTCCCGGATCAGCAGGTCGCGCAGATGCAACAGGCTGGAAATGTTGTCCAGATGAAACAGAATCTCAACGAGCCGGGGCAGGTGCCCGGCATGGGTACGACTGGGTAGGAAAGGAAACAAGATGGACTCGCGTGAAGAACGACAGCTAGCTCGGGAAACCCTACGGGAGATCGAGCTCTTGCTTTCCCTGCCCGTATGGGGCAAATTGGTGGGAGTGATTCAGGCCCAGGTGGATGCTTTGCAAAGTCAGATTCTGAACAGCCCTATCAACTCCCTTGGCGATGTCGCGCAGATCGAGAAGGCGAAAGGGTCCCTGGAGGGTCGGCTGAGCCTTACGCGGACGATCGAGACCTGGCAGGAAGAAATGAACTATATTGTGAATAGAAAGGTTAGCGATGTATAAGCAACGCTTTTTCTTGCAGGCTCCGGCGGACGAAGGCTCGGACACGACCTTCCTCACCACCTCCACGGAGCCGGCTGATCCCGCTGATACCGGCAGTGACTTTGCCGAAGACTCAGTTCAATGGGGTGCGCTGGCGAATGAGCTTGAAGCGGAAGATGAAGGCCTGGACTCGGTGGATGAGCCGGCGGTAACGGCGGAACAGGCGGTGGAGGCTCCGGCTTCCCCGATTCCCGCAGCGCCTCCGGTCCCGGTCCCAACTGCCCCGGCTGATCCAGTCCCCGCAGTGACTCCGGTCCCGGTGGCCGCGCCAGCGCAACCCACCCCTCCAGAAGCTCCCTCGCCCGAAGTCTATACGGCTTGGCGCGACAAACGGATCTCGGAACTGTCCGGCCTCTACGCACTCAATGAGAGTGACGCCCAGGCCTTGCTGACCGAACCGGAAGTCGTCCTGCCGAAGCTCGTGGCCAAGGCGCACATGGAGGTACTTGAAGCGAGTATGCGAGCGATGCAGGCGATGATGCCTGTGATGATGCAGCAAGTATCGCAGCACACCGAGCGGAACACGCAAGCGAAAGGTCTGTTCACGCAGATCAATCCGGACCTGGCTGACCCGGCTTATGAGCCGGCGATCCTGGAACTCGGCTCCTACTACCGGAGCAAGAATCAGCAGGCGAGTCCGGAAGAAGCTTCGCGCGCGATCGGTGCGCTGGTACGGGCTGCCTTCGGCTTGACACGGCAGGAACAAGTAGCGATCACACCACCCCCGGCGCAGCCGGCTGTGACGCCCTTCGTTCCAGCTCGAGGTGGCGGCGGAATCTCCCGCCCTGCGCCGAGCAACGTGTACGAGCAGCTCGCGCAGGAATTTGAATCGGAAGACTTGTTCTAAGAGGTAATACAAATGGCAATTGCAGGCTTGCGCGGTACTGGCGACTTCGCCACTGATGAACGGCCGAAGAACTTTCGGGAAATGATCCTCTGGCGTCAGCCGAACGGCTCGGCGCCTCTGACGGCGTTGCTGTCGAAGGTCCGCTCGGAAAGCACGGACGACCCGGAATTCGCCTGGTACGAAGAGCAGATGGACGCGCTGCGTCTGTCCGTGAACTACACGACGGGCTACTCGACCACGGATACGTCGATGGTCGTGACCTCGAACGTGACGGATGCGACAGACGTTGTCGCCGGCGACTTGTTCCTCGTGGACAAGCCGACCAGCAATGGCGTCTCCAGTGCGTTCGCGAACGAAATTATCACGGCTTCGGCGGCGGGCGCCGGCGGCTCGATCACTGTCACTCGCGGCTCGCAGGGCACAACCGCGACTCCAATTCCGACCGGCTCGACACTGACGCGGATCGGCTCGGCTTTCGCGGAAGGTACTGGCGCGCCGACGGCTTCGACCCGCAACCCGACGAAGTTCTACAACCTCTGCCAGATCTTCAAGACGACTTACGAGATCACGCGGACAGGCAGTCGGATTCGGACTCGCACTGGCGACCCGATCAAGAACGACAAGAAGCGGAAGATGTTCGACCACTCGGTCTCGATGGAGCTCGCCTTCCTCTTCGGCAAGCGTTTCGAGACTACCGGCTCGAATGGTAAGCCTCTCCGCTACACCGGCGGCCTGCTCTGGTTCTTGTCGCAGTACGCGCCGAGCATGATCACCCAGTTCACGACGACGCCGACGGAAACCTCGTTCTCGGATGCGCTGTACAAGGTGTTCGACTACGCGTCTTCGGCCGGGGATGAGCGGATCATCCTGGCCGGCAACGGTGCGCTGAACAGCCTGAACCGCCTGGCAAACAGCTCGGCCAGAACCCGTCTGAACTTCGACGGTGTGGTCAAGCTTTTCGGCATGAACCTGCAGCGTTGGGTTCTCCCGCAGGGCACTTTCTACGTCAAGTCGCATCCGCTGTTCAACACGCACTCGCGCTTCAGCAACGACATGTTCGTCTGCGACCCGAGCGTGCTGAAGTACCGGGCCTTCCAGGACACGACCTTCAAGGACAACATCCAGGCGCCGGACGCGGACAGCCAGAAGGGGCTGTGGCTTTCGGAGGTCGGCCTCGAGGTCGAGCACGCGAAGACCATGGCTTGGCTCAGCAACTTCGTGGTCTAACGGCCTCGGTGTGGTAGGTTGTTAATGGGGCGAAGAATGCAACAGTTCTTCGCCCCATTTACTTTGGAACTCAGATGCCCGAGACACACGACTTGATTACGAGCCTGGACGCGCTGGAGCAGCGCAGAGCTGCGGATCCTTATGTAGCTCTGCTCTCGTCCGCGCTTTCTGAGTTGACGGAGTTGCGCCAGCGATCAGTCTCGCAAGAGGGGCTGAATGCGCGCCTTCTCCAGCACATGGACGAGGAGAAGCTCTTTCAGCAACAGTTGCTGCACGATATGACAAAAGCCTTTCCGAACGGCGACCCAGCTTATCACCTGGCCCTGCATGAAGAGCAGATTGCCCGGTCGAAGCTCTGTAAAGCCTTCTTCGAGCATCTGCTCGACCGCCTGGGGCAAGGGACTGTTTTCGGCCTCCTGGGAGTGCTTGGTTCGCTCATCCTGTACTGGTGGAATGGCCAGATTACTGGCCCGAAATAGGAGCCGAGATGGACGTTGAGCACTTGGAAAAGGATTGTTGTAGGGTCTCTTTGGACCTGAATTCAGCAGAAGCTGAAAAGATTCGCCCTTTCAAACCGGGGCAGGAAGTTCAGCTTCTCGTCGTCGGAAAGATCACCGCGCAGTCTTTCTATGCGGAGAATGGGCCTAAGGAAACTGGTTACGACGGGCACTTGTCGTTGGACATCTCAAAAGTGTCTGTCATGAAAGCTCCGCAGAAGACCCAGATTGAAAAACTTTTTGAAGATGAGGAAGACTGATGGCTACGAGATACCCTGCAGCACTTGACAATTTCGTGAATCCGACTGGTGTCACAGATCTTGATACGAGCGCGCTTTGGACGCACGGGCAGCAGCACTCTGACTTGAACGACGCAGTTGAGGCGTTGCAAGTTAAAGTAGGGATTGGAGCGCCTGTCCTAGGGATCGGGCAACCCCCGGCTTCTGTCGCCGGACAACAACGCGAGGTTCGCGGGCAGGCGTTATGGACGCCTGGAGATACTCTTTATGATGGTGGAAGCGGAACCGGGACGGGGTCAATCGCCACATCCACATTGAGCGGCTTCGCTGGCTGGAGGGTTTCCCTTGATCCGGGAACATTGAACAGCAAGATTAACACGCAACGCGATCTCACCGGAAGTGCGATTGCTTCGACGGACGTAATCTGGGTAAGATTCTTCGTGCCGAATTGGGCCGCCGGCATGGAATGTGCGCTTTATCTTTCGTCAGTCACCAACTGGTCAAAATTTGTGTTTGGCGGCTGGAGCGTTAACCAGTTGCAAGAAGGCTTGAACGAAATTCCGATCCTCGCGTCGAGCATGACGGCAAGCGGCGGAGAGACGTTCCCGCTTACTCCTTTGCGGGTGAGGATGCAAGTCAAGAACAACGCCGGAGCAGGGGGAGAGCTGTATGTTGGAGATATCCGCGTGGCGACCGGGATGCCCGTGGCGACACTGTGCATTGATGACTGCTATTCGGACTTGATTCGTTACGCTTATCCGATTTTTGCCAAGAACGGCTTGGCCGCGTCAGCCTTCGTTGTTACTGATTGGCAAGATCAGCAGGAATCCGGCGTCATGGCGGATAACACTGTGGCGTCATGGAGGGACTTGCTGATCCTTAATGACCGTGGCTGGGACATTTGCCCGCATACGACAGGGCACCAGAATGCCCTGTCCTACGCCGAAGTAGGAACTGTCGCAAGTGCAGCAACGACGGCAACGTTCTCCGGAGTCGGCACGTCTGGGGATAACACGATCAACTTCGTTGGTGGCCCTGGACTCTCCTTTGACAAGCCCCGCGCTTTAGCCGTTTGGCCATCCGGCAATGATGCGAACAAGGCTTGCACGGTCACAGGCAGTGTTGCGGGCGTTCCGACCGTTGAGGTTGTAATGCTGCGGAATGCGACATTTACCTGCACGGCGAACGAATGGGACACGATTACCAGTGTCGTGCTGTCATCGGCGGCAGCGGCTACAGTGACATTGCGCGCAGCATACAATTCCAGTCACTATCTCGCGGCTGTTGAATCTTCTCGGGATAGGATTATCGCCAAGGGCATGCCAAGAGCGGCGAGTTGGTTCGCATGGCCACGAGGCGAATTCAGCAAGGCGATTCGTGACAAGTTGGTTGCTGCCGGATTTAAGATTCGTGGCACCGTCGAGACACAGACCGGCAACATCTTTGGCGGAGGATTCACGCGAGATTTCCCGTCGTATTCAGCTGGCGGGTCACGGACCCTCGCTGACATGCAGACGTTTGTTGGTCTGGCACAGGCTCGGTCTGCCATGTGCTCGCTGTTCTGGCATCATGTCAATCCTGGATCACTCCCAATCAATACGACGCCGACTGTGCTGACTACGGAGATTGAGTGGCTGGCTGCGCAGGTTTATGCCGGCGCTCTGCGTTGTCCAACGTTTTCACAGGTAGAAGGCTCCTGGATTTAGCCTAGATTCTTCACTAACGAAAGTCCCTAATGACCCACTTTTCCTGCCTAGTCGGTGTGCCAAGCGGGTCCCACTGGATCGCTCAATTCGGTGTGGACCTTGTCAACTTGTTCAACAAATTCAACACGACTCGTGTAGCTGACTACACTCGGCAGTCCCTCCAGCTCGCGAATGTTCGCTCCAGTGTCCTCCCGCAAAATCGGC